AACAGATAGCCCAACGAAAAGGCATTCCGAAAGATACTTCAGGTTTTGGCAGAACCAAAATAATAGTTCACCACCTGACCAACGAGAGTCCCCTCAGCAAATCCGAGTATATGGAACACTACCTCCTTGTCTTGGATTCCCGTCATCGCCCAAATGACCATGACCACCCCGATAGTCATTGCAGCGATACCGACGATGGCTTGCATCCAGTCACGCTTGCCGGTGACCTTGGTAACATCTACCTCCCTTTGTCGTGCGCTTGCTCGGTCTTCGTTCTCTAATTCAATGAGTAACATACGCGCTTGCTTCTTCTCCTCTTCGCTCTCTGTCGAGGCATCTATTAACGCCCCTATCGCTTGGAGTGCGCCGCCATCGGGAATTACTCCCCCAATTGCTTCAAATACTTTGGGAGCTTTGTTCCTGAACCATGCTCCGAGCTTTGTGTCTTTAAGTGCTTTCCTTTCCATCTTATAAATCCATTAAAATATTAATAGCCGTGTGGCCTCCTATGACAACCCCGCATCCAATTGCTTGCCGTTTAAAGTGCTTTGCATACGCTGCCGCGTAGGTGTTTGCATCAACTCCGCATCCAACTTGCATCCCGAATATCTTAAAGCTGTTTCCGACCATCCAGTCGACATACGCACTCGTATGAATGTGACCCTGGACAGTTGACTGCATATCGTTTTTGGCTTTGGTTCTTGCTGTGCCGCCTTCCCCGTGGCAGTATTGTACTCCGTCGTACTCAATGCGCTCGACCCAATTCCATGAAGTACCGAGTACATCGTTATAGTCCTTTATCCATTCCTTCGGGACAGAGGAGCTAAACGCCTTGCGCATGATTAGACGGTCATGGTTGCCGATGATCACATCAGCCACGGGAAAAGCCTCAGCCCATTTCGCAACGTGCTTAATAGCTTGCTTGAGTTCGTAGCCTCCTCCCATTGCATTAGGCGAGGTCTCATGGTACGACGCATAATGATTATCCAAAATATCACCGATTGCAATGACTTGATTGCAATTAAAACGCTCGTAGGTGTCCAAACAATGCTCCAAATAACCCTCTAATTCAAACGGACAATGAAGGTCACCGATAACCAAGATGCGCCGTTCGTTTGCCCGTAGGTTTTCGAGAGCTTTGTATTGTTGCTGACTTAAACGGGGGCGAAACTGCGACATCTTTTCAGGGGTTTAATATGTCCAAATGATATGATTCTCTTTTAGAGGGTCAGCATCACAATGGATGAACCCCTTACCGATTCCTATCCTCGTGATGCCAACTTCGAGAAGAGCGTCAAGGATAATCCAACGCTCGGAGGAGTTGCGTACTCGTATATCAGCAGCCAATCCGATGAGGTGAGTAGAGTTCTTCGATGCGCTGAATCCTTGCTCTATTAATTCGCGGTTATAAGCAACACTTCTAAAGCCCGACGTTATTACCATCGGTATCCCCGCATAGTCTCTCGCCTCATCGAGTAGCTCTAAGAAATTGGGATCCATCATGCAACCCGTCCCAGGCTCATCGGGTGACTCGAATTCTTCTAGCTTGAAGTACCTCATCGCTTGGCGAGTAAGAGTTCAATTTTATGAACTGATTCAATGACTTCTTTCATCATCTGTTTCAATTCATCTTTATCATTCTCGACGCGGATAACGCGACCCTTCAGCTTTTCAATATCACGATTTAGGTTTACCCATACCGCTATGATCCCGAGAAGGCTTGGGAGTATTGTCATTATTGTTTCGATTGAAATCATCGAGGAACTTTTTCAATAGGGTTATATTTTTCTTCCTGCTATTTCTCATTTCAATAGATAGCGTAAATCCTCAAGGATAACCCCTCCACCTTGCGAGATACTCAAGCCGCTTTGATAATAGTCGGCAGGTTGGGGAAGCATATCAGCCCCCGTATTAGATGAGTATTCCGGAAAGAGCGAGGAGTTATTGCAAAGGTATTTGTAAAGCCGAAACGTGTAGAATTGAGCGTTCGTTCGTGCGCGTTCTGTCTCTCGGTGTAAGTCATCGGGAGAGATGCCCGTTGTATCCTCAGATACTCGGATGGCGAGTCCTCCGTTATCAATCTTTACGTAAAGCGACGGCATAAGGTCGACCATAGTCCACCAAAGCGTTGCCTTTCTGACGTAGTTATCTAGTAAAACAGCGTAATTTCCGGTAGGCCCTCCCACTTGCGTAACCTCAGTCTTTAGCTTTTCAAGTAAATCCGTCCCCAAATAGAGCTGGATATACTTGTCTTGAGCCAAAATAACGGACGGAACGAGATAGGAGTCTTCTACACTCGCGTTGATATTGGTGATCCGCTTGATATAATCGGGATTCACGAAGAGAACTTCTGCTTGTAGTGCCATTATCGGGGATTTACAAAGCCCTCATTGGGCATATCGATGGGACGTTGTGCGACTTTGGGCGAGTTTGTGGGCAATCTTTTAGCGTCTACCCCCGCTTCTCGTATCAGTTTCTTCGCTTGGTTAACTGATATCTTCTTGTTTGTCTTCTTCAGGTACGTTTGACGAGACCAAAAATGGTGACATCGTGCGCCTCCTTTGTAGAGAAACAAATCATAGGTGTTTGACCCGCCTTTTCCAAGTCCGGGATTAACTGCTCTAAGAGATGCCGCTTCAATGTCTTCTTTTCGGTAGACCTTGCTCGCAGCTACCATCTTTTTACAGAAAGAGCGCGAGTCATCCTGCACCGATTTGGGAGAATACACGTACCGAACCTTGATAATTTCGGTGTCCTGCTCGCTCTTGCCGTTAGGATTGGACGAAGGAACACTAGCAAACGCCCATAGAGCGTCATTCACGGCCTCCGTTTCATAATCAACGGGGCTTTCGTCTATTAGCTCCCAATCATCGCTCATATCCTCTCCTAATGCGTCGAGGTGCTCCCATGCTCCGTCAAGGTTGACTTCATCGCTTGATAGGTTTAACTCCGATTCAAAGAGTGCAGTCGCTTGGTCGAGTCCAAATCCAAGCATCGACACAAGTAATTGAGTCGCTTGAGCTTTGGTGAGCTCGCCCGTTCCAACTTTACCTATCACATCGAGAGCTGCAGATATCTGTATACCCGTGTACGACTGTGTGACGTTCGCCTCTTCTACCATTGCCCCAAGTGGGATGATGCTTGTTTCAATTCCCGATGCACGCATCAGCGTTTGTATCGTTGAACTGACGACTTCGGCGTTAGGAGCAATAACATTTTGCTCAAATAGAGCCGCAGATTCTGCAAGCTCTCCACCGCCTCCAAGCTTTCCCGGTACAGCAACCCCGAACATCTGCGGGTTGGTGACTCGGTGTCCGACCATAATCTTACCGGTTACCTCTTCCGAGAGGAATTGGTATTGATTGTGAGCGTCGGACAATTGGAATGGCTCAAAGTCTGGCTTCCTTTCGGGATCGTCGGAATACGTGACAATAAACTTTCCCGCGTTACTTGCTCCGCTCATTTGTCGCTCGATATCCATCCGGATTCGGTTTCTCTCCTCTTGTGGAGGAATGCCGTTTTTGAAGTGGATAGAGAACGAAGGACTCATCCCGTTCTTTATATTGTTGATGTGGTACTTTCCTATCTCCTTATCAAGCTCTATGTAATCAATCGAACCCGTGTAGCAAGGTTTGGGATAGTAAAACGAACCGGGAGAGAACGGCTTTACATACAGAATCTGAGTAGGGTGGTCGAGCTTCCTTTCAGGGTCAAAGGTGCATATCTCTTCTACCTCCTCCGTCTTACTGCTCCAGTCCCTTGAATAGTAATAGTAATCCACCTTCTCATCTTCGTTGACGAATCCCGAACGGATATTCTCAAAAGGAAGGTGAGAGACGTTTGCGATAGTAGTTCTGTCAAGTGACCAATTCACTTCCAAAGCAAAGCCGCCTTGAATCTGAAAATCAACACAAGCCTTCCGAAGCTCATCGTTTAGATTCCATTGGTCAAATGCCAAACGACCGTCCAAAGTCGTAGCATCAAAACCTTCTGCGAAAACCATCGTTGCGATAGTAGTTGTCAAAGCGTTATGAGTGGACGAAGAATGAAAGAGATCGATGAGGTACTGCGGAAAAAGGTTATCGTCCCCGTAGTTCACGAACCCTTTAGAGTTTGCGCTTTCCGCGTAGCTCCTCTCTTGGTATTGGCTGAGTTTAAGTATGTCCATTACTGGTAATATATGACGTTATCAGGAACATTGATTGTCGGGATGTTATATCCAACTTCTCCCGTTACATCGAGAGTCCCTTCTTCGATGAGTGCGACAACGGATGCGTTAGTTGGGTCGAGATTCGTTGTAGAGTTTTGACCCCATACTTTATAGAAGTATTGACCTGATGCCTCAAGTAAGATATTCCCGTTTGTGGGATCGTCGAGGTTGGTGAAAATAGAAAGCGCGGTATATCTCGCGTTGTCCGTTGCAACGTCTCCAATGAAATAGTAATCTTCGCGGCTTGCCATGCTTTGAAAAAGTACGAGGTAATTCGTAAAAGCGTCGAAGTCTTTCTTCATCTCTTGAAGAGTGAGATAGATTGTCTGCTCGGTTGCTGAATTGGGATTGAGGTGTATCATATCGTTTTAAACTAAAAGAGGGAGGACGCAATGCCCTCCCCCTCCTTTAAACCTAACCAAAAAAACAGAATCAAGTTCCTGCCGTGAACGTGATATTCGAGTCGTCAGCAGCAACAAACGGAGCGGGGATTGCTTCTTCTGCGGTGAACTGCAATTGATACCCGTTAAGGTCTCCTTTTGCCGTTCCCGTTCCG